TCTCCGCAGGAAACTTCTGCGATATATCCGCCATTACAATAAGACGGCAACCCCGATCAAATGGACCTACTCGAACCCGAAAAACAGAATCAAACCGTAGCCGTTTCATGCGTTACGTTGCACTAGCGAGTCGATGCCGGGATAAGTCTCGATCGGGTCTTCGGAGTCGCCGCTGTCGCCTTCGTAAACGGCGTTGCCGTCTGTCGAAGTCACGTCCTGCACGCCTTCGTATTTGATTGTCACGTGCCACAGGCCGTGCGGCTGCATTCGCCACTGCCGTTCGATGATTGGGAGATTGAACGGCGTCGGCGACGGCACGTAACTTAGGCACGTCGGCTGGTCGTCGACTTCGTAAATCTCCTCGCAAGCGATGACACCATATTTGTCCTGAGCGCCGCCGCTGCCGTTTATCAAGAGGGGGTCCGCCATGAAAGCGGGCCGATGTCAAAGCGTTACGAAGTTGCGTGGACAACAGGCGGCCGGCTCGCCGTCGGGCTGCCGGTAATTGCTGTCAGGACGTTCTGCAAAATTTGTGTGTGCCGGCGCATTTCGTTCAGCATCGGGTCGCTGCCCGCGCCGAGCATGTTCATGCCGCCGCCGACGCGCTCCAGGTGCGACATCGGCGTCTTGCCTGTGACCATCCACGGGTCGAGTGAGCCTTTTACTTCCGGCATCGGAGCGAGTTTGTCTTTCGCCGCCATGTCGTGCATCGCACTGAGTGCGTGGAGCTGGTCATGGCCCGTCTCCATCAGGTGATTGAGGTATTCCGTCGGCAGTCCTTTGCCGACGGCGTCCGACATGCCTTTCTTCACGTTGTCCATCGCCGCATCGATGTCCTTCAGCAGATCGCCGCGCTCCTGTTCGGAGTGCATTTTGCCGCGCTTTTGCTCGAACTCGCTCTCGGTGTCCGCGCCGATCTGGGTGAGTGCTGCCTGGCGGTTTGCGGCGTCTCCCATCGCTTTGTAATGGAAGATCGATTCCATTAGTCCCTCGCCGAGTTTGAAGCCCGCGAAAGCTGCGATGCTCACGAGCATGACGGTGTTCAGGGTGCCAATCGCCGCCGTGAGCGCCGTCACTCCTTCGATGGCCGGCGCAAAGGCAATCGTCGAGAGAAGCGCCTTTGCTGCCCCGAGCCGCTCGACCAGGACTGCGAGGGACGCGCCCGGGCTCATGAACGCCGCGACGAGTCCCGCGCCCATCTTCGTCCCGGCCAGCCATGAAACGCCCATTTCGGCCGCCAGAATTTCGATGAGAGGCAGGAACGGTTTCAACGCCGCGACGACTTCGCCCGCCTCGCGCGCGAAATGACCCCACGACTCGCCGATCTTGGTGAGGTCGAGCTTGTTCAGCCAATCGGCAAAAGTCTTCGTGTTTCCCGCCAGACCCGTCGCGAACCCGGCATAGAACTGCGTCCATTTGAGCTGGATTGCGTTCAGCGCGATCGACAGCCTGGAGAATCCTTCGGCATTCTGGTCCAGCAACGTTTTGAGGCCGCCTACCTGGGTCATCGCCTCTTGGACTCCTTCGGGTTTCACCAGGAACCGCAGATCCGTCATGCCGGACCTGCCGAACAGCTCCGAGGCGATCTTCGCCCTGTCGTTTACGTTCTGGATGCGGCCAAATGCCTCCTGCAAAATTCGCACCTGTTCGAGCATCGGCGCGGCTCGGAGCTGGTTGATGTCGACGTGGAGCTGCCGGAATGCCGTCGCCGTCGTGGCCCCCTCCTCGTTCAGCCCGCTCAGCGCTTTTTGCAGCCGTCCCACGAACATGCCCGCCTCGTCGGCGCCGAGCCCGGTATTCTCGAACATTTGCGAGAGCACAGCCATTTCGCCTGCCGAAGCGCCGGTCTGAGTCGCCATGTCCGACATTCGCGAACCGAAGTCGAGCGCCTGCCGCATCTTGTCGAAGTGCTCCTCAAGCTCGCCAAAGAGTTGAAAGCTCTGACTGAATGCCATCACCCGATCCTTGAATCCGACAAGGGCGCGGTCCATCCGCTGGAGACCGGCGATGAAGAGATTGTCGCTTAAAGTGACCTTTGCCTCGATCATGCTGCCTTGGCGTTCACGTCAACGCCGCTTACCGAAACCCGGCCTGCCGCGCCGTCTTCTCAATCATGTATTGCGTCCGGCGTTCCATCGCCGCGGCCTGGTAGTTGAGCGCGGCCTGGGCGCGGCGGTCGAAGCCATCCACGGCATCCACGAACGGGACCGCGTTTCGCATCGTGACGGTGATGCCCTTCGGGGAGACGACGATCTCCACAAAGCCGTTGCCCGTGCCGTGCCGTCTGATCCACGCCGGGAGACTGACGCCGAGCTTTTCCGCTGCTGCGTTCCAGCCCGCCGCCAGAAGCCCCACGCGGCTGATCAAAACTTTTTGAAGCGCGGCGAGTTTCCTCTGATCGACGAAGTAGCGTTGCGTGGCGCGAACTCGCCCCCGGTTGGTACGCGCGGCGTCGTGCAGCTTTGCCAGGTCGGGCCACCTTTCCGGAAATTTCCCTTTGAGCTGCACCGGGATAAAGAGCTTTGCGAGATCAGCTTTGATGGTTGTCTCGCCCGCTTTTTGCGCCGCTTTGTTTGCCGTGCCGCTCGACGGCGGCGTGACCGCAACGACCCGCTTGATAAACCCGCGGGCTGCCTCGGTGACGATTTCCTTGCCACTCTGCCGCGCAAAGAGTTTCCAATCCCGCAGCGCCCTGTCGAAGCGCGACGTATCAAGTGAAATCGTCATGCTCATCGGCGAACGCCTCCTTGAGTCTTTCGAGTTGTTCCGATGGCGGCAGAATCAACGCCGCCGCCACGGTCCACAGATCGTTTGCCCGCATTCGCGCGTGCCGGTATTGCAGCAGCTCCTTGAGAGCCACCTCCCATTTCAGGGTGGCGAAGGTGCTGCCGGTATCGGAGGCGAGTGCGAATATCCAGCTCGCCAGCCATACCGGCTCGATCAGTTTGGGGGAGGAGGCGGGCCGCTCGGTCCCGGTTTCTTCTCCACATCGACATTCGCCGCTTCGATCCCCGTAAATTCGCGCTCGATGAACGTTAAAATTTTCGGCATCTCTCTCGCCGGAAATTCGAAGCTCAGCTGGTCGATCTTGCGCGCGAAAAATTCCTCGCGGGATAGCGCACACGCTTCTCGCACTTCGTTCAGTGGGAAAGCGTGGATGAAATAGAACGCGAGCAGTTCCATCTCCAGAGCCGATTGTTCCAGGTCTTTGGCGTTGCCTGACACGATCTTCAGTCCGACTTGCCGGCACAGTTGCAAGCGCCCGGCGCTGAACGGGTTCATCCGGCGTCCCGCTATCACGGGCTCGATTTCGGTGAGTGACGCCAGGTTGATTTTCTCTCGGTCGGTGTCTGTCATTGTGTTCATTTTTCAAGCATCTCCAGGAGTTGATTGCGCCGTTCGCCGGTCGCGTTTTTTGGGATTAGCACCATCCGACGCCCGCGCCGCACGATGTCCACCGGTTGCGCGCTTTTGATGGCGTGGACAAGTGTTCGATAGTTTTCGAGTGCCGCTTTGATCAGCGCGATTGGCGAGCCTGGATTCGCGGCGAGCCATTTCGGGTCGCGCCATTGATTGACCAGTATCTTGACCGGTGCGCCGTCCGTAGTCGTTTCCTTCAAGAGCCACATCACCGAACGCTTCGGTTTGTCGCCGACTATCTCATGAAATTCCTGGAAGGGTTGCGTTTCGTCGAGTCGCGCGCCGAGAGTTAGCAGCGCGCAAACGAGGAGCGTGTTCGCCGAGGAGTACGGGGATGCGTCGTCCTGGAGCTGATAGAGTTTGTCGCCTGATTTCATGGGATATTAACAGGATGTTGGAGCCGGATTGACCGGCTAAAGTCAGCTCGATTGGGCGTTCGGATAGACGGTGTAGGAGTATTCCCAGCCGTTCCATTCGGTGTTCTTCTCCGAGCTTTTGAACGAAGTAATGATCGTGACGCCGCCGCTTGCGCCCACGCCGGCATCACCGACTCCCGGGACCACGGAGACGCTGCCGTGCCCTTTCACTGTGCCCTTCGACATGTTCTTGTAGGGGTGCACGCGGGCAACTTCGCCGGTCGGGTCGAGCAGCTCGGCTACTTCGACCGTGGCATCGTTGTCGATTGCCTCGATCAACGCGCCGCTATTGCTGACGATGCCGAACTCGAGCGCCGGAGCGAGGATGAACGGGGTGGCTGACATGGATTAGTTCGGCTTGGCAGTTTGGGAAGCCGTCTCCGGAGCCGGGGCCATCGGCTGAAGAGCGGCAAGCTGCGCCGCGATCACGGCATTGCGAGCAGTAAGACGCGCGATACGCGCTTCATTGTCTGCCTTCTCGGTGGTCAGTTGAGCGATGGCATCGGAAGCGGCTTTTTGCTGGGCATCCATTATGCCCCTGCGCTTGTGTCAACTGCTCCGGCGACGATCTCGATTTCCGCCACCCATCGTTTATCCTCAATCGAGGTGCGGGAGTGCTGGACGAAATAACCGCCCAACCCCATGCCGTTCATCTGGACGGCGGCGGTCACCGCAGCTTTGTCGGCGAGCCAGGCGCGCAACGCATTGAACCGGGCGTCATGGTCGCTCCGGTCGTAATTGTAGGCCGGCGTTTCAAGCCGGAAAACAATCGTCGCCTTCCACAGAGGGCCGACCGTGTGCTCGCAATCGGGGCAGTTTACGATGATTGCCGCGGTATCCGGAGGGTTCTCCTCCGCCGACACCCCGGTGCGCTGATTTATCTCTGCCAGCGCCGGGAGCGTAGCCACAGCCGCCAGGAATACGCTCTCGACTACCGTGTTCATTTCGAGCGGACCGTGAGCGTGACCATGGGGTAGGTCGGCGATTCGCTCGTCTTGGCGATGCGATAGGTGATCCCGTCGAATTCGATAGGATCGTTGAGCTGCGGCCGTGCATCACCAAGCGCCGCCTTCGCGATCTTGACCGTAAAATCGTAGTTCTCGCCGAACCCGCCGATCTGGAGAATATCGGAGAGATCGAGCGCGGTGATGATGGCGTTGTACGTGTTCCCGTTCCAGACGACCGGTTCACCGATTTCCGCGAGCAACTCGGCGGCGTCCGCTGCTTTTTCGTCCTTGAGCGACATGCTCAAGGGTGAGTGTCAACGGGGTCGCGCCTATTCGCCCAGCATCTTGCGCCACTTCATAGCCTCATCCGCTATGCCAAAGGCGCGTTGAAGGATGGATTCCGTGTTGCCTGTCCCCTCCTGGGCGATGATGCCACCCACAGCGGCGGCGCGGTAAAATTCCCGAATCAGGTCATCGGGAATAGTGAGGCTTCCAAACGCAAAGGGATCTATGTCGTCTTTCTTGCTCATGCTCTCAGTCGTACCAGAAGTGGTCGGACAATGGCAGTCCTAGCGGTGAATAGGAAAAAGCCCCCGCACCGTTTCCAATGCGAGGGCTTTCTGAGCAGGGCCTATGGAAATCTCTACTTCACGCCGGCGACGATGTTGATGTGGCAGTTCGCCGTGCCGGTAAGCTCGATCAAAGCTGGGCCGTAGGGTGATGCGAAGATGGTTGGCGCGGCGAGGCTCAGAGTTGCCGCCCCTACGCCGATCGTGCCGTTCACCTTCATCTGGTAAACCTTGTCGCCCACATTGACGGGATTGATGGTCGGGCTGGCGAGAGTGATCGTGGGGTTGCCGTTCGGGTCGAGCGCGCCGGTGCCGGTAATGATCGCCCGTTCGCCCGCTCCCAGAATCACGATCTCGGTGCCGGAGCCGCTGGTGCCAGGCAATGGACAGGAGATTGTGGTCGAGCCTGCCGTGCCGGATGCCGTGATGGTGGATTCTCCGACAGGAGACTCGAACGACAGCGCCGAGGCCGCCTGGTCGGACGTGGCATTGATGTACTGAACCTGGACCTTCTGGAGATCGCCGGCGTGAACGACTGCCGTGCTCAAGGTGCCGGTGCCGCTGCCGTTGACGGTGAAAGGAGTCTGCGCGTGACCGGCGGCGCTGAGCGCAACCGCCGCGGTGAGGATCAAGAGGTATTTCTTCATGGTGAGATTGGAGGCGTTGAAATTACACGTGGCAGATGCGCTGGATGCCGGCGGGGATCGCCACGGCGAACCCGTAGAGGCACTCAAGGGTGACGAACACCACGCCGTGCTGCGGCAGGGTGAACCGGAGATAACCGAAAGTAAGGCCCGTCACAGGGTCGGTGACCGCGCCGGCTTCCTCGTACTGCGCCACCGGCTGGAGGTAACGCATCGCGATGGCGAGGCCCGAGGGGTGAGCGGCGAAACCGCACAGGGCATCCTGCGTGAGCGGAATGGCCAGCGTTTCGTAAATATTGAAACCGGCGAGCCTCTTCACATCGCCTTCCACAACACCCGGGGCCGAAAGGTTCAGGTTGAAGCTCTTCGCAACCACATCATCGGCGAGCAGGTTGGTGTAGTAGCTGGAATCGAGGATCAGCGACCGCTCGGAGACCGGCATCTTCGCCGTGGCGCACGCCGAACGGACGCCAAGGACCGACTTGTAATTGAAATCGGAGGGGGCAACAGGATCAATTGCCGGGGCGCCGTAGGCGGCGGCGGTGATCGCGGTGAAGATGTCCTGCACCACGTCGATGGCGAGCTGCTGAGCCGCCGAAACCACGAGGGTTTCGAGTACGTTGAGCGCCGTGTCCGCCGCTTCGGTCGCCGTGACATGGACGGTCTTGTACTTGTGGCGATTCAGCACCACCGGCACGGTTTGAATGTCCGCGCCGGAATTGGCGGTATAATCGCCCTGAAAATCGTTCGATTCCGCTGGCGCTCCGACGATGGGCACGCGGATCATGTCGCCTTTGTCGGCGGGGCTGGGGCTGAAATTCCGCGAGAACGCGGCGACCGGCAGCAGCGTCTTGAGGAAGGGCTGGAGCGCGGTCTGGGCGACTTTAATGTCGCCGACATTGGTAAGTACGTTAGGAGTCCAGGGCATGGCTACTTGTTGCTGAGGAGGGTTTGGAGGTTCTGCCGTTGCGCCGCCGAGAGGCTGCGCCAGAAAATGGTTTGCGCGACGGGATCGGTGATGGCCTTGAACCTGGCCACGAGCTCGTCGTCGCTCTGTCCCTTTGCGGTCACCGCCGCCGGTTTGCCGCCCGCGCCGTAGTATTCCGCCGCCCGCTCCTCCGCCGTCCGCGCTTCGGCTTCGAGCTTCCCAATCTTGGCGGTGGCATTGAGGATCGCAGCCTTGTGCTCGCCGTTCTCCTTGGTGAGCGCCTCAACCTGCGCCGTAAGCGAGGTCGTCTGGGTGGTGAGAGAGGTGACCTTGCCGGCCAGTTCGTTCCGCTGGGCCTTGAGTTCGCCGTGAGCGAGAGTCAGCGCCTCGTTCTGCTTGGTCGACTCAGTGACCTTGGCCTGCGCTTCGGTGAGGAGTGCCGAGCTGGCCTCCGCGTCGGCGTTAAGCTTTGTGATGGTGGCTCGTGCCTCGGAAGCGTCGGCGTTGAGCTTTGTAATGGTGGCTTGCGCCTCGGCGTAGAGTTCATCGACTGTCTTCACGCCTCAACTCGGCGTGTCAACCGCGCGCCCCGGATAATTCCGAGGTCGGACTGTAAATGTCCGACTTGTTCGCGTAAAAGCGTGGGCATGCCAAAAGCACCGCTAAACGCCAAATGCCGAAAATGTGGCAAAACTTTGATCTACGAGAGGTGCAGCAATTGCAACGGAAGGAATTTCAAGAAAACGGCTATCGGATATTTAGAATGCACCAATTGCAGCCATTTGCTGACTGGAGGGACATGCGAATGTGGATGCTTTAACCAAGCGAAGTATTTTCGTGGGAGCGGCTTGTTCGACTGAGGGTTTGGTTCAAGCCATGACCCGCGCCATGAGCTTTCCAATCACCTGCTTTTGGTTCTGAACCAAGCCGGTGGCCATTTTGTTGTCCGCTGCGTTCTTGCCTGTAAAATCCTGGCCTTCCATCGCCTCCGGCGGGATCTGCCTCCCGCGAGCGAGCACCGCCGCTTTGAAGTCGGTGTGAATTTCATCCACGTTCGCCTGGATCATCGCCCGCTGCTCCTCGGTGAGGGGCGCGTGCGGCGACCCGGCGCTCTTGTATTTACCCGCCGAGAATGTCTCCACTGTGACGCCTCGCATCTTGAGTTGATCGGTCCTATTGGTGACTGTCTGCAACACGCCCACGGATCCGACCCGGGAGCTTGGTGTGGCGTAGATCGCGTCCGCCTGGGAACCGATCCAGTACGCAGCGCTCGCCATTATGCCATCGGTGAATGCATAGACGTACTTATCCCGGGCGAGTTGGCGCACGGCGCTGGCCACCTCTGGCGTGCCGATCACGGTTCCGCCCGGGCTGTTGATGTCGAGCAACACGCCTTTCACATCCGGGCGTCCGCCAGCTTCCTCAAGCGCCGCTGAAATCGCGTCCATATCCGAAGCACCGAAGAACAGCCGGTCGAACAAATTGGGGTCTTTGACGATCGGGCCATTGATTGCGACGATGCCGATTCCATTCTCGACTTTAAGATAGCCCTGGCCGTCATCGTACTGGTCCTCAAACAGCGGGATCGCCGCCCGCGCGCCGTCGGGCTTCGACACCAGGCTTTGCAGATCGAATTGCTCGGCGATTTTGCACATCGCCGCGAATGATTCGTCGGTGATGAGCCAAGGCTGGGAGAATAGTGAGATCACATCTGCTGCGGCGATGTCAAAGGTCCGGCTCTCGTTGCGCAACGAGAGAATCAACCCGGCTGAGCCCGGCCGGGAGGGGACGGCTGCGCTTCCGGGTCCGGCTCCCCGATTGCAGGGGTCGGCTCCGTACCGCCCTGTGGATTCCAGAGCATTGAGAGGGGCACGCCGTATTTCTCGGCGGCATCCTTGATCGCCTTGGCGTTGCGGGCGCGAACCTCCAATTCCTGCTCGAATGTCTTACCCTGTTCCGCGAAATGGTCGTGCAGGGTTTTGAGTCCCGTCTCCACGTCTGCCCGGTTTTGCTGGGATTCGCGTCCGGCGTCCACCGTGATTCGGCGCGGAGTTGTGAAGGCAACCTTGTCCCAATCGATGATTGGCGCGAGCTGCTTGCGGGTGATGGCGTCACCGATCACGAAGAGCCAGCATTCGCGCACCAGTTTTTCGCAGAGGATGTGCGAGCGCCATTCAAAACGCCGGTCGGCTTTCGCCACCACCAGGCGCACACCGGCACCGCCAATGGCGCTGGAATCCGCCGCGAACTCGAACGGAACGACACCGAGCGCGGCGTCCCGGCGCAAATGTTCGAGGAAACCGGTGAATGTCGGGCTCGGGCGGTTGGAAACGAACGTGTCGACGTCCTCGCCCGGGGCGAGCGAAACGACTTTGCCGCCGATAATCCGCTGCAGGTTGATCGGGTCTGACCGCCCAAACTCATCCTCGTCATCGAACCCATCGAGCGGCTTGCCGTCTTTGTCCTTGCGGCGCGGCCCAGGTGGATTGCCGCGCGGAGTCAGCGCGAAATCCTGCTCGTCGTTCAGATCCCCCTCATTGGCTCGCTTGATGATGCGCGCGATGTCGGCGTTGTCCTTGACCGCGTGTTTCTCCAGTGCGAGCAGATCCATTTCATCCAGGATATGGTTAATCGAGTGCTGGTAGGTCGGCGCGCACCGTACGGCACTGGCGTCTTCCGGCTCGAAAACGTGGAGCATGAGGTTGGCCGGTACATCGATGGTTGATCCGTCGTCCTGGACCACGCGGTAAAAGACAGGAGCGCCCACCGCGTCCACGCCGATGCCATCCGGGGCGTCCGGCGCATTCGGGTCGGGCGACCCAATCCGGTGCGACTCAAGTAGCTGAAGCCGCGGGCGATTGTTCGCGTCCTTGACCTTGTGGAGAAAATATTCGCCATCGACATCCACTCCACGGCAGACGAGCGCCTGGACCTCGCCGAAGGTGAACCGCCCGGTAATTTCGCACCGTCGGCACCACCGTTCGAACAACGCTTCTGCCTGCTTGTTCCAGCCGTCGTCGGCGGAGCGTGCATGGACCTTGATGCCGGTACCCGCCGAGTAGATGTGCATGTTTGCCACCAGCTCGCGGCTGAACCCGCTGTTTTTGTGGATGTAGCGCGAGCGCCGGACAAGCTCGCCCCGGACGAAGGGAATCAAGTCACGCTTGGCGTCCCGGGGTCGGCTGCCGTGCGGCCAGCTACGGTGCGGTGAGACGGTGACGGCGTCGTAGATTGACCCGAACCATGTGCCAAACCACGCCTTCGCCCTTCCCAACGGCGCTGAAATGAGCGACGGGAGCTTCATTTCGTGAAGAACGGCTCGATCCGGCTCTGGCCGACCCGGTGATTACGGCCGTACTGCTCCGGATCGAGCTTCCTCAGAGCCCGCTGGCACGCGGTGATGATAGCGTTCGTTTCGTCCAGCCGTCGCTTCAACACCTGCGAGCCCGACTCCTGCCACTGCTGCATCGTCTTTTTAAGCTCCGCCTTCTGGATAGCCAGGATGTCCAGCACTTCGGCTTCGGTGAATCCGACCGTGTAGTCCGGGACTTGGTGAATAGCCATTTCCCTTCGGTTGGGCGTCAACCATCAATGCATCCCAATCATCGCGCCCAGCGCCCTAACGATCCCGGCAAGGTCAAACGCGATGGATCGAAAATGCCGCGCAATGCATCCAAGGTGCGCATGGATTTGCTGCGACGGTGTCATAACGGGGACTCGGTTTAGGCATCGTCGTTTACAGACGCGGTTGCCGCCGCTGGCCGTCCCAATTCTCGCCCAGGACCGGCTGCCGGGCGCACAGGTGATAGCAAATGACCGTTGGCAGATGGCGGCGATGGCAAGCAGCCCATTGCTCCGCAAACATCACGTCGTCGTGCGCGGCGCTTCCCAGGCTCCACGGATAAGGCTTTTGAGCGCTCGCGTGCCACAACTGGAAGAATCCAATCGGTACGTACCCGCGCAGCGGATCCACGTATCGCGGTGACAGCGGGCGTGCGCCGCCGGGCACTACAAACGCGCTGCCTGTGTGCTGCGGGCCATGCGCAAGGACCGCGCGCAATTCATCGACGCCGATCACATCAACCCGGTCAGCACCATAAATGCACTGCTCATCCAGATGCGTGTGATTGAAGAGGAGCCGACGAAAATTGTCCGGCAACGCTATGTCGGCGTCGAGGTGGAGCCGCCAGCCGTGGTACTGGAACCGTGCGAGGCCGACATTCAGCGCGGCCCCCTTGTTGAATTGCCTGCCGTTTTTGCGAAACAGGTCCGTCTGGACGCAGATGGCCCCGTGCTTCTCAGCGACCTGTTGGGTGCGCCGGTCCTCGTGGCTTGTTACAACGATAAGGGTGTCGAGTTGCGGGTGGTTCAGACCGATGCACTGATCAAGAAGGTCATCGAACCCAACACAAGCAGTCACGGCTTCGAGGCGGAGGGCCTCGGCGGGATGGACGGAGTGGGAGGACGCGTAAGTGTTCACGACCAACCAGCCATGTCAAACTGCCGCCGGCTTCTTGGCGAAGCGATACTTCAATGGAAGTTCTCCCGGAATCGATGCACCCTTGCGAATATTGTCCCGCTGCCACATCGGTCTCAGGTTGGTGTAATGAAAACACCTGCGCTGGTGCTTTGGATCGCGAAGGTTGAAGGCGCTACACGGAATCACATGGTCGAGGTGCCAGCCTCCGTGTCCAAAATTCTCCCAACTCATCCCTTCTTGAAACTTCGACTCGATATACTTGCGTGCCTTCTCGATTGAGCAGCCGAGCAATTCAATAGACTTCGCCGCCTTTTTGCCCGCCGCCCTCTTCAGTGCACTCAAAATTCGACCGCGAAATTTGACCGAAAGTGCGAAATTTGAATCGGTCGCCCTCTTCTGCTTAAGTTGAGCGTTCCGCCGCGCGACTACTTCCGGACGTCGACCGTATTCCCGCTGATATGTTCGATGCCGTTCCGGATTCTCCAATCGCCATTTGCGGTTCACATCTCGAAGTTCTGGATGCTGGAGGACGCGGAGTCGGCGGTGCTCAAGCGTTGCTTCTCTATGTTTTGCCCAATTCCGCAGGTGGTATTGGTGAAGCTTTTCTTTGTTCTGCGCGTACCATTGCCGGAAATAAGCTCGGATTCCCTCACGCTTTTTCGCATAACGCTTTCGCCGCTGTGCCAGATATTGATCACGGTGCTTTAAGTGCCTCTGTCTATTCAGCTCTCTGGAGCGTGCAGGGTCTTTCCAATAGCGTTCTCGCCGCTTACGGTTTTCCTCCGGGGTCACTTCCCGGAAGGCATGTCAATTATTCGTCTACTGGCGCGGCTCGCCTCGATGCCGTTCTATCCGATGCGAAAATATCGCGCTGCAGATTGGCTTAAGAAGATGACAAACGCCTCGCCGCTCCAAGAATCCGGTAATCCACGAGAATCTTTCCCACATCCCGCGGCGCAAATTCCTCAAACGCCGCGACTGTGAGGTCAATGGCGTGACCGGTGTCACGCGCCGGTCCGAGATCAATGACAGGAACAGTGATTGTCTTGTCCCCGTACGTGACCTCGACCCGGCTGCCCCAAGGCATCTTGGGAATGGGAGAACCAGCGCAGGGGCCGTAATTGAGGGGAAGAGCGCACCCTTGGATTAGCGGGCGCAACTTCGTATTCACGCCGCTGGCGGTTTCACCATCGTCGTCCGGGTCATCCGCGCCGCCGAACCAGGTAGCTTCTCCACCTTTGACCACAATATCGTCACCATCGATGATAGCCGTGAATCCCCAGTCGCCTTCGCTTGGAATAATTGTGGGAGTGTCGTCCATACCGAAAAGTCGTTTGAGCCAGGCGAACATGGTCAATTCCCTCCCTGTGCTATGGGCGTGGTTTCAACAGCATCATCTGGCACCGCCGTACCCGTAACTGCGGGCGTCGATTGAATGTCATCCGTGGGCTGCGCGCCCGACGGAGCCGAGGCGTTGATCACATTCTGGACCGCGGCGGCAGCCGTGTTCTTCGCCGCAGGCTGGAGGCTTGCGGGCAAATTGCCGATTTCCGAGTCGATATAATTGCCGAGGCTTTTGAGGAGCGGACCGCCATAATCCACGATCAAGTCGCCCAGAGTATTGATGCCCGCGGTCTCGCCGGCGCCGAGCCAGGCGGCCTGGATTACGTCCTGACCATTTTGCGCCTCCGGACCACTCAGATTTGCCAGGCTGGTTGTGGTAGCGCCAGCGACTCCGGTGTAGAGATTGCTCAGGGTCTGCTGCTCGGCCGTAGAACCGATCTGCGAAACCTGCGCGCCGGAAAGACCGGTCAGCTTTTCGTACTGGGCGCAGCCGGCTGAAAAGCTGAGGATGCCAAAGAGCAAGATGAGCGGCAGGAGCGTACCTTTGCTTGTGGAACCACCCGTAACCTGTTTGTCCTTCGCGTTGTAGGCGAAGGTGCCGCCAGAAACGATAGCCACAAGGCCGGAGATGCCGGTGACATAATTGCGTAGCGTCTCGGGGAGAAACGCCACGATGCTCGGATTGATTGCGATGGCCGAGGCCAGGACGGTGATCCAGCCGCTGAGAGTGGTGCGCCAATTTGCGCCAAGGAGTGTGTTCATGCCCCCTTGCGCGGCGTCAACTTTGCAGCGCCTTCCCCTTCTTCAATTGTCGTGCCGGCACGACAATTGAACTCAAGCCTGGCTATCCGAAGCCTCTGTTGAAGGAATTTTTCCGCCCTCAGGAGGCGCACCGGGATCCATGCTTTCGCGCCCGACCAGCTTGAGCATGAACGCCGCGGCGACCTGCATCACCTCGCAATCGAACATGTGCTGGGGTCGTTTTCCGATTCGCTCCCAGAACCAATTTCCGTTCTTTTTGACCCGCTGTTCACCCTCCATGTGGGCGAGATATTCATCGTCGATGTCGTCCGGCACTTCCCATGTGGCTCCGCGCTCCGGTTCCTGATTGCGACGGAGTCGAGCCAGCGCGTCCTTCGTATTGAGCGCGCTGAAATAATAAACCGCGCACGATTGCCCGCGGCCGAGAGCCACTTTGCGCCGGGGAGAGTAAAATCGCAGTACCAACTTTCCCTGCCGAGTTTTATGAACATACGTGGGACGGCGGTCGCCGAGCAGAGCCACCCAGCCGTGTTTGGCGCATCGGCGATATACGTCGTAGGTCGAATATCCGGCGTCGATGAAGACCAGGTTCGGGTGAATACCGAACCGTTCCTGCAGGGCCGCGATCGCATCCCAGGAGAGCACTTTTTCATTCCAGACCAGGCGGGAGGAGCCGTTTGCGCTCCACGCCCGCACAACGGCAAAGAAATGGTCCATCTGCACGTCCACAGTGAGAATGATAAGTTGGACGGAGATTTCCGAAGGATCATAGGGGGCGGCGATGATGCTGCCCTTACGGGTGACTCCGGCTGTTTCCTCCCAGCTCTCGCCCTTTCGATAACCGGAGCGGACGATTTCCAGTTTATAGTCCTCCTCGTATTCGCGCCACGGCTGAGCAAGACGCTTCTGGAAAAACTGTTTGATGAGCGTGATGTCGCCGCGCCGGGCCGCGGCTTTCGCCCGCAGGTAAAGCTCGGCCAGTTTGCCCCAGCTCATCGTGGCCAGCGCGTTCCAGTGAAACCCCACGTTCTCTTTGGATGCCCGTTCGTTTTGGGGGATGTACCGGCCCGTCGCATTCAGTTCCCGGCGCGTCTTGTCCGAGTCATCAAAGTAATGGTTGCAGGAGGCGCACCGCATCGAGGCCGTGGCCCGGACCTGCTCGTAGTCCCACTCGCCTTCATCGTTGCGCGCCGATTTCGACCACTCGATGTTTTCCCATTTCCACGGCTGCCGCGTCTGACAGTGCGGGCATTGGAACGTCCACTCCCGCATGTCGGTGGTCTCAAACTTGCGGTCGATGTCGTCGCCTTCCTCCCCGCCCTGGCTCATCCAGACGCATTTGCCCAGCCAACCGAATGCCGTGACACGGGCCTCGGCCTCGGCCATGTGCCCCGGAGGATACGCCCAGCATTCGTCGGCGAAAATCCACCGGATCGACCGGCGTTGAAGATTGGTTTTGTTGTGCGCCCCGAGCACCCAGAGCGTCATCCCGTTGGCAAAATGGATCGTGGTGTTGCGCCGCTTGTGCCGGTCGCGGGGAAAGAGCGCCTTTACCGGCTCGCATTCCTCGAAAAGTTTTTGGAGCCGCGACTCGCTCTGGTCCTTGGCGTCGTCGTCGGTTTCGTTCAGCCAGAGGGTCGGACCGGGCAGGTTGGCGATCACGTAACAGAGGGAAAGTTCGCTCGCCGTGGTTTTTGCCGATTGCACTGAGGCAATAATGCAGACCTGGCGCACGGCTTGATCGGTGATGGTTTCGAGCGGTTCGCGAATAAATGGCGAGTTCTCGATCCGGAATCGGCCCGGCACCGGCGAATAGGGAATCGACTGGATATGATTCTGCGCCCAGACCCAGGGCGGCGACCGGTCGGGTGGCCGCCACGCTTCCGACCAGATAACCGCCTCTCGTTGCGCAACGAGAGGATGACTCACGGCGTACACTGCCCCCCGGCGTGCAGCGTCTCATAAAACTCGATCACCAGCTTTTCGAGTTCCTCACGGATGCCGTGTGCGTCCTTGCCGGAGAGAACGGGCGGAAGCTCGTTCAATAGCCTTGCTTCCAGCAGCGCCCGGGCACGGCCCACCAAGGTCGTCCACTCGCGTCTCACCTGCTCGACGGCCACAAATTCACCCCGCCGCACGGACAGCCGGAACTCGCGGTCCTCGACCTCGGCCAGCAGCTTGCGGGCTTTCAGCCGTGATTGTTCGTCGGTCGGGCCGATGTCACCGCCCTTGAGTCCGCGCCGTCCCATGAACTCCCGCCACGCCTGCACATCGTGGAGGCCGTTGGCATGGGGCTGCGGCGCGTCCTCGAATTTCTTCCAGGAGTTGACGGCCTGCCGGCTGACACCGAGCACGATGGCCATTTCGGCGTAATCCTTCGCGAACGGCGGCGCCTCGGCTGACGAACCGGACGCCAAAGTTTGCAACATGACCCGTTCGGCGCGGCTGATCTTGCCGCCCGATTGCACCCGTTTGATGAGATTGGCGAAATCCCGGTTGAGAAGACGTTTGGCTACGTCTGCTGGAATGGAGTCCATTCCCCGAAGCGCACGTCAACCCTCTCGTTGCGCAACGATGGACTACTTTTTGCCGGGCGCTCTTTGGAAACCGGCCATCAACCGCCAGATTTCGTGATAGGCCGTGAGTTTCTCACGTTGATCTTCCGCCTTTCCGATCTCGGCCTTGAAATTCGGGTAATTGAGCGTTTGGGCCAGAACTGCCATTGCCACCATCACCTCGACCTCATTGACGACCATCCGGTAGCGGTAGTCGGCATCCTCGGTCACAAGAATGCGGCGCTTGATTTCGGTGACGGTCTTGAGGTTTTCAAGGTCACGCTTGATTCGCGCCCGAATATGAAACTCGCCGGGCTGCTTTTGAACAATGCTGTAAAATCCGTATTTGGTGCAGAGCCACATAATGTCAGGGTTTCTTTCGGCGCGTGGCGCGAACGCGCTTGGGTTTCTTGGGTTGCGCGGCCCGTGCCTGGCCATCCTGAATGATCTTCAAAATCGCATTCAATCCGAACCCCTGCGGCATCGCACGCTCCTGCTCCCAGTTCTGCAAGGTCCGCTTCGAGCACCCAAGCGCCAATCCCGCGTCCCGCTGGCTGAAGTTGTTGCGTGTCCGGTATTCGACCAGCGTGGCCGCAAACTTCTTGTGCGTCATTGCCATATACGCAATCGACGCATATCGCCCCGCCGCCTGTCAAGATTGACACGAGGCGAGCTGGCGTGAGCCTCAAAGTCCACTGCGCCCATGATGCCCTGGTTGATCCGGCCAAGCTACTGCCCAACCCGGTCAACCCGAACCAGCACAGCGCCCATCAGATCCAGCTCCTCGCCGCCATTATCCAGGAACAAGGCTGGCGCGCTCCCATCACCGTCAGCAACCGCAGCGGTCTGATCGTGCGCGGTCATGGCCGGCTCGAGGCCGCGCTGCTCATGAGCGCCGATGTGGTCCCGGTCGATTACCAGGATTACGAAAGCGAGGCGGAGGAACTCGCCGACCTGCTGGCCGACAACCGCCTCTCGGAACTCGCCGAACTGGACGAAGACGATTTGAAGCGGGTCATCGAGTCCATCCGAGAAAGCGACCCGGCCTTCGACGTGGAACTCACCGGCTTCATGGAGGATGAGATAGCCCGGCTCTACGAGGAGAAACCCGAGGACGACGTGGAAACGATTCCCCGCATGGAATGCCAGGCATTCGAGCATCACGATTATCTCGTGTTCATGTTCCACGATCTCCGGGACTGGATGCTCGTCCTGCAACTCCTGGGCGTCCGGGAAGTCGATTACTCGATCACGCGCAAAACCAAGAAGATCGGCATTGGCCGTGTGCTCAAGGGCGAGCGCCTGATCCAGCTCGCCAAACGCGCTTATGAAAAAACCGCTCAACCAACCGCTAATGGACTTGGGGGGCTGGCCCGAATTGAATCCCCTGAGCCTCCGCCTGGTCATCATGAGCCGGAGCCGGCCTCGGGCGATCACGAGCCACCGCCTGTTCCCGACGGCAACGCTGGTCCTTCCTGAAAGCGAGATTGAGGCTTACGCCCACATCCCGCTGACGGAAAAGGTCACGATCCCGGATTCCGTGTCCGGCGTAAGTGCCGTGCGCAACTGGATCGTCCAGCGATTCCCGGAGGAAGCCATCGTCATGCTCGATGACGACATCACGGCCTGTGTCTGCATGGTATCGCTCCGGTGCCGAAAGCTGTCCCCGGACGAAACGCTCGCCATGCTTGAGAACAGCGCCTACTGCGCGCGCGGCGCCGGGGCGCGATTGTTCGGCTGGCACCAGCGAAGCGATCCGCGGCTCTTGCAGCGCAATGATCCGTTCGGGATCAACCACTGGGTCGGCGGCGCGGTCGGTGTGATCGGCAAGGAACCGAAGTGGGACGAGCTGCTCAAGTGCAAGTGCGACATCGACGCCTCGCTGACGGAGTTGATGCTGAACCGGCTTGTGTGGAACGAGGCCAGATTTTGTTTCGTCCAGGAGCGCGACAAGAACCTGGGCGGCAATTCCCTTTTCCGAAGCGCCGAACGCATCGCTGCCGAGAAGCGTTACCTCAAGAGCAAATGGAAAGCCCATATCAGGTTCGAGAATTACAAGAGCCAGGATCGTGTGGCCATTGACGCTCCCCGCCGCCAGAGCGTGAGCCTCGACCATTAGACTCGCACCCCCCTTTCTGTTTGGGGGCGTGCGCAGTCAGCGTATAGACTTACCCGTGATGACCAAAATGGTGACAAATACAGATGGACTCAGCGAAGCCCGGACGACGAGGCTTCAGGTATGGGAACATCCACTATTTCGATTGGAGGCCGGGACATGAGGCTCCGGACGGTCAGAGGTTACGATTTTGGCGAAGTCAGTTCGGCCATGCAGAAGGCACTCCGGCGCGGCGACGCCCATCTCGCCGGTTATTGGGCTATCGAGCTTTGGTCCAGCGGTTACGGCAACTATGTCTGGAAACGGCTCCTTACCGTGAGCGCCGAAGACTGCTGGGGGATTCTGACGCAGGAGGTCAAGGCGTTGCATGATTCCTATCTCCACGTGAACAAGAACGTGGCGGCTGCGGAGGCCAAGGGGCGCATTTTCATCAGCAAGGCCGTGATTCTGCTGGCCATGGCCAAGAAGAACCGGGACGCCGATCATCTGCAAAATTTCGTGTACGACCAGATGAAGGGGCTCGACCCGGAGAAGCTGGCGGCGGACCTGCGCAAAGCGCCCAAGTACGTCCCCATCCCCGACTACGCCTACGACTGCCACACGCTCAAGGGGAAGAAGATGGGCAAGACGAAAGCGGACTTTTTCCGGGAGGAGCAGAAGGCGCTCAACCCGTTCATTCCGGGATTGTTCGACGGCCTGATCGAAGGATAGCGTCGGGACCGTGAACGGGTTCCTTTTTGATTCTGATAAAGGGGAGTCGAAAGAGGAGGATTGCGGCTCCCGCGACTGCATCGAACTGGCCGCTGATCTGCTGGCATCGGAACGGTATCTATCCGGTTCAGAGCGTTCCTTTCTCGAAATCGTGGTGGCGCGGCAGACACTCGACTTTAGGCGCTTAAGAGAAATTGCGGGCAATCACGGGCGTTACCTGTAATTGACGCCGAACGCCGTTCATGAAGCCCGACGATCCGACCATTCCTGACCGTCTGATGCTGCGAGCCCTGATCGAGGACGGCCTCCCGAGCCGGGCGGCACAGGAAAACTGGCCGATCCGCGAGCCGTGGGAGTTCGCGCGGGTGATCTTCGACAGCGTCTATCGCTGCCCATACGAGCGAAAGCTCGCCGAGCCTGTGTTTGAAAACATCCCCAAGGGCCGGCTCGAAAAGGCGCTTTCGCTCGGCCTGGACATTCAGAATCGCGGGCTGCCTGCTCTGCAACCGTTACTGGCGAGGCGTACCGCTACTTGATGTGTCCAGAGACCAGCTTGGTCATCTCGAACATGCTGACCTGCTTCTTGCCGTTAAACACGGCCTTCAGCGCGGCGTCCGCATTGATGAGGGTCTTTTTCTTGGCGTCCTGCAGCTTGTTCTTCTTGATGTAGTCCCACAGCTTCTTGGTGAGATCAGTCCGGGGGAGAGGCTTGGAACCGACGACGGCAGCGAGGCTGTCATCCGGTTGGACCGGCTTCAGGAATGCTGCGTTCGGTTTTTTCTTGGCGAGTTTCGTTTTCTTGGAGGGTGTTTTAGCCATTGCGTATTTTTGGCGGGATTGGTGTTGGCAGCCAAGCATCAAAAATGGCGCGGGTCGTTAGAAGGAAACTGGCTTACCTCAACTTCCGCGCCAACCGCGCTCCCGGCGCGTCAAATGGCGAAAAAAATGGCGATCAATTCGGATGGATTCCGCGAGGATCGGCGGACGAGGTTCAGGCATGAAAACGCCAAAACCTCAATACGTCGGGACGTTCATCAAAGCCAGCGGCGAAGCTCGCACGATGCGCTTTGCAACGTCTGAAGAAAACATTCGCGGCGGCGGTCTGATCACAGTGTTTGACGTGGAAAACCGCGGCCTGCGCAAATTCAACCTCGGCAAACTCGTGGGCAGGCTGTCGGCCATCGCGCCGGACGGCCAGCTCTCTTTTTGCGCCTAAACTATACGTCGTCTGCGTATGAATGACCCGCTTCAATTCATCCTCGCCGGCAACGCGCTGTTCACCGTCCAGAACACCGACACCGGCAACCGTTTCACCTTCAAGGTCAGGAAGCCCGATGACACCAAGCCGCATTTTGTGAGCGTGCTGACCGGCTCCGACAATGAAAGCAGCTACTCGTATCTGGGCACCGTGTTCGATCCGCGCCATTACCGGCACGGACGGCGCTCCCGCATTTCGGAGGATGCCCCGAGCGCCAGGGCATTCGACTGGCTATTCCGTCAGTTGAGCAATGGACGCCCGCTGCCGCCACAAGTGCGTGTCTGCCACTGCGGCAAGTGCGGGCGCTGCGGGAAGACATTGACGGTGCCCGAGTCGGTGGATTCGGGCTTCGGCCCCGAGTGCATCAAGGCCGTGAACGGAGGCGGCCGATGAAGGCGCTCCTCTCCATGGCCGCGCACGCAATTTTCGCGAAGTGGATCGCCGAAACCGGCGCCCTGCTTCGCAGCCTGAGAACCAACAACCCAAAGGAAACACCACGATGAGTCCAATAGTGAAACCGATGCTCGCCGGCAAATGCGAGCGCCCAAACTGTCTGCGCTTCCCCGTGCTCGCCACGCCGAAGCTCGACGGCATCCGCTGCCTGAAGATCAACAGCCGGGCGCTGACCCGCTCCTTCAAGCCAGTCTCAAACCAGTTCACCCGCCGGTGGATTGAAGCCAACTTGCCCGACGGCCTCGATGGCGAGCTGATCGTCCCCAACACGACCTTCAGTGAAACCGCCGGCCACATCGGGCGCGAGTCCGGGGAGCCGGACTTCGAGTTCCATGTGTTCGATTACGTGAACGAAAGCTGCGACGTTCCTTATGCCTGCCGGATTCGGGAATTGGAACGGCTGCCGGAGTTCGAGCGGGTGGTCAAAGTCCTGCCCGTCGAGATCCGCAACATGACGGCGCTCGCGGCTTACGAGGAGCGCTGTCTGGCCGAGGGATACGAGGGCGTGATGATCAGAACGCCCGACTCGCCTTACAAGTGCGGGCGCTCCACTGAGAACGAGGGTTTCCTGCTCAAGATCAAGCGGTTCGAGGACGCCGAGGCGGTGGTGCTCGATTGCATCGAGGGGATGAGCAATCTCAATCCCGCCGAGAAAGACGCGTTCGGGCGCACCAAGCGTTCAAGCTGCAAGGAGAACAAGGTCGGGCGCGGCACGCTGGGCGCGTTCCTCGTGCGCGATGTCACCACGGGCATCGAGTTTCGCCTGAGCGGATTCGATCAGGAAACTGCCGCGAGCATCTGGGCCAACCGTGAGGCCGCGATTGGCCGCATGGTGAAGTTCAAGCACCAGCCGAGCGGGGCGAAGGAAGCGCCCAGGTTCCCGAAGTTCATCGGGTTCAGGGAAGCGTGGGATTTGTGAACCGACTCAACTTTTGCGCCAACCGCGGTTTCCCACGAAAAATGGTGAAAAATATGGCGATCAATCCCGATGGACTCCCGCGCAATTGGCGAACGAGGCTTAGGCCAATGAAAGCAACCAACCCCAGCGCAAAGCAATCCGGTGCCCGGTTTTTATTTGCGCCGTCTATACGCAGATAGCGGATATATGAAAATTAAGTTACGTCCTCAAGATACCAAAGCCGCGGCCATCCGCTTCGGCATTGAACTCGAAACGAAAATCCCGCTGACCTGCGGCATTGATGTCGGCGGTTACCACAGTGGCCGGCCCGTGCAAAGTGGCATTGACCAGGCCGGCGCTCGTGTCGCCGCTCCCAAGTTCATGGGAGCGGCGTGGCGGGCTGACCGGGACGGCTCGATAGTCTGCCTGCCGGGCGAGATACCCTGCGAGTTTGTCTCGCCCATCCTCTACGGGGAAGATGGCGTCGAACATCTGTGCCAGTTCGTGGAATGGCTGAACGCCATCGGGGCGAAAGTGGATGCCTCGTGCGGAGTCCATATCACCGTGGGTATCGAGTCGGTAATCGGCACCAGCGACGCCGGAAAGGTGAGCGAGTTCGTTCGCAAGCTTGCCCACATCGCGCAGTGGCACGCCCGCAGCCTCTACGGGCAAACGGGCAGTGGACGCCATCTGAACCGGTACAGCCACACGCTGGCGGCCGATGTCGCCAAGCACATGCGCACCATCGTCGCCACCAGCAGCGTGAGCGACAAGGAACGCGCCGCCTGTGCCTGCGGTCGCGGGATGGTGAACTTCCAGAAAATCTTTCGCCATAACGCCAGCGGGTACGCCGGCGCCATCGAGTTCCGCGTGTTCGCCGGCACGGTGAACCTAAACAAAATCCTGCATCACTTGGCGACCGTGCTAGGACTCTGCCGCCGGGCATCGGAAGTCCAGTGCCTCGGCGCGTTCAAGAAGAACAAGCTGCAAACCAAGCGCACGGCGTCGGCGGTCAGCGCCGTCGAGTTCCTCTGGGATTACCTCGGATGGAACGGCAGCAACCGGCCCGTTGCCCTCGGAGTGTTCGGCCCGCTCCACCAGCGTCTTGAATCCTTCAAAGCCGAAGCGATGCGCCTCTGCCGCAAGTTCGACGAGCGCTACCCCGACGCCAGCCTGTGAACCCCTCTAAAATCCTATGTGTGTAATCCTTGTTTGTCCGCCCAAAGTCCGTCCCTCAGATGAAATCCTGCGCGCCTGCCATGACGCCAACCCGCACGGAGCGGGCGTCGCGTGGCGGGAGGGGAACCGCGTCCGTTGGCGCAAGAATCTGAAAGTCGGCCAGGTCGCCCACCTGATCCGCGAAGTGAAAGGCGAGGTCGTGATTCACTTCCGGTGGGCAAGCGTGGGCGGCGTCAATCCGCGTCTCTGCCACCCCTTCCCCGTCAGCCGCAAGGCGGGTCTGGCGTTCCATGGAAAAACCAAGGCCGTGCTCTTCCACAACGGCACGTGGGGCGGCTGGGAGGAAGCGCTCGACCGGCTGGTGAGCCTCGGCGGCCATGACGACATCGACGGTCCGATGAGCGACACCCGGGCCGCCGCGGTGGTGGTCGATCACTTGGGGCGGCACGTTCTCGACAGGCTGCCTGGGCGCTGGGTGCTGTTCGGGATGAAAGAGACGCAGCTCTACGGCGAATGGGAGGAGTTCAAGGGGATGAAGGTCAGTAACACGAATTTCGTTCACCGGCTTCCGGTGAAGCAAAAGTTTTGGGGTCACTATCCGCTGTCTGCGGATAAGAGCGTGCAGGCTGCACGCGATTCATATGCGGCAAGGATGGGCCAGTTGTCGCTGATGTTCGCCCCGAAGGAGAAACCCACTGGCCTTGAAGAAAATCAAAAATGAAGTTGTTCAAGATCGTAGCGTGTAAGGCCGGCCGGATCGTCTTCGACGACCGTGTCCAGGCCGACAGCCCGCGCACTGCGCGCGAGCAGATGAAATCCGTCCTCGGGCTGCAAAGCCTGACCGGCGTGGTCTATTCGATCACGGAAATCCCCGTCGAGTTGATCAAAGAACTGGTCAATGCGCGGGTGGCGGAAGTGGTTCTCAGCCGGAACGGGCGTTCGGGTAATGTGAACTTGGAAGCGTTGATCGGCTCGGCGGTGACCGATGCCATCGGGGCGCGGCTCCGTCCCATCGAGCAGAGGCTCGGCGCACTGGAATCGGCGGGGCAACCCTCCACTACCCGCCGCCGGTTCGACGCATTCCAACGCGAACCCACGCCCGCAAACGGGGCTGCAACTCCGGCACCGGAACAGCCCGCCGCGGCAGCCGCACCGGCCACGCCAGCGGCGAGGGCTCCTCGTCCGCGCAAGGCACGGCAGGTCAGCGGAAGGACGGTCGCGGATGTGAACTGGGCAATGGTGCGCCGGTTCTACAGCCGGAACAAGAGCCCGAAGCAGACGGCGGCGCACTTCGATCTGTCGCTCAACACGGTCAAGGGTCGCATCCGGAGGGAGAACTGGTGATGAGCGTTGCCATTCGCAAATACGGCGCGCGGTTCTTCGCCGTTTACGTGAACGGCGAACTGCTGGCGGTCACGGTCTATCGCAAGGGCGCGAAGGCCGTGGCCGCGAGGCTGCGTGAGATGGAGTGCGAAACGCTTTGCGTGGCCGAGGAAGGAGGAACGTATGGCAGCGCTCGCTGAACGAAAAATCAAACGCGCGGTGCCGTCGCCGATGAGTTTCCGGCCGGCAATGCCCGATGATTTGATCGGGCACGCGCGCGACGTGGCGAAAGCTCACGTCACAAAAGCGCGCCGGTTGCGCGACCAGGGCACAGGCAGTTGCAAGTTGTTGCTCTACGGGCCGCCGGGCGTGGGGAAGACCACGATCGCTGAGTTGGTGGCGGCTGAACTGACTGGCGGAATCCGCATGAGCGTCGAGGATTACAACGGGAAGGAAGTCACGGTGGACGTGGTGCGCCACTGGATGGGGACGCTGGCCTATGGAAGCCTGTTCAGCGACTGGTCAGTCAAGATCGTCAATGAACTCGACCGCTGCACCAGAGACGCGCAGGACATCCTGCTCACGTATCTGGACAAGCTGCCGCCCGGCAAAGCGTTTATCGGCACGAGCAACCTTCAACTCGATCTGCTGACGGAACGATTCCAGACACGGTTCCAGTCCGTGAAACTTGCCGCGCCGGACACCGATGAAATCGCCCGGTTTCTGATTCGCCGGTGGAAAACGCCAAAGGCCGTGGCCGCGCAAATCGCCGTGGGATGCGGCGGCTGTGTGCGGGCCGCGCTCGCTGATTTGGAAACGTGGATGGACTGGGAGGGGACACGATGAACCCAACTCAACTTTCGCGCCAACCGCGGCTGCCCACGCAAAATGGTGAAAATTATGGCGCTCAAATCGGATGGATTCAGTCGCGGAACTGCGAGAGGCAGGAAGCATGAAACGGAGAATTCACCATGCCAGACCAAACTGAAACCGAACTGCCGCCAGACGCCGCGGTAATCGAAGACAACCGAAATCCGCGACGCCGTGGCAATGGAAACGCCGCCCCCGATCTGGGTGTGCTTGTCCAGCCCGAGCCGCATCATGCGCTCGAACGCCTCATTCTGCATGAGGAAGTCAGAACGGACATTCTCGCCGGTCTGCGCTCAATCCGTCACCGCGAGCAGTTGGAAAGCGTCTGGAACATCAGCCGCATCCAGCCGCAGCGCGGACGCTGCATCCTGAACTTCTATGGCCCGCCGGGAACGGGCAAGACTCGGGCCGCCCTGGGCGTTGCGTTGCAGTTGAGCAAGCCGCTTTATCAGGTCGATTACAGCGCCGTGATTTCCAAGTATCTGGGCGACACGGCCAAGCATATCGCCGCCGCCTTCCGTCAGGCGAAGGAGCAGAACGCCGTGCTTTTTTTTGACGAAGCCGACTCGTTGCTCTCCCGCCGCGTGAATGCCGGTGAAAGCTGCTCAACGTCCATCAATCAGAACCGCAACGTGCTCATGCAGGAGCTCGACCGGTTCGACGGCGTGGTGATCGTCACCACGAACCTGTTCAGGAATTACGACCCTGCGCTGCTCCGGCGCATCCAGCGTCACATCCGGTTCCGGCTGCCGGACGAGGCCATGCGGCGCGAGTTGTTCGCCATGCACCTGCCGAACCTTGATCGTGTCCAGGCCGATCTCGCTGCCGTAGCCATTGAGGCGAAGGGGCTGAGTGGCGGCGACATTCTTAATGTCTGCGTAAATTCGATCTATGCCGGTTCCACGGCGGAAGACCCGGCCCGATGGAAGGTGACCGCGGCCATGCTGCTCAAGGAGATCGCTCACGTGCGCAAGGCCAAAGTCGATCACGCCGGGAAGAACGGCAGCAGCAAGCATCGCCACATCGGCTTCGAGAACCATGACTGAACCCTTTTTTGCCGTGGATATACGCTGTCTGCGTATGGGCACGGCGAGCCAACAGAAAACCGAAAGAAACCAATGAAAAAGACAAAGACAGAAACCGCAGTTGCAGCAGCTCCCGCTGCCGCGCCCAAAGAACAGCCCGCCGGATTGAAGAAGTTCAACCTCGCCGGAATCGCCGCCAAGCCCGCCACGGGCAAGCCGGTGAAATCGTATCCCGTCATGCCCGATCCGGATGGTCAGGTAGCCGAACTGGTCACATCAATCCTCGAGCGCGCCGCGCAGGTGGAGGCGCTCGAAGGGGCGCTGGAACTGGACAAGAGCGAGTTGATCGTTCTCGCCAAGCAGTTCTATTTCAACCACTACAGCGGCCAGATGGCCGTGGCGTCGTCGGTGGAGGCCCGCAGCGGCGCCCAGATCGTGCGCGTCGGGTTCTCCAACTCCTATCGCGGCACGACCGATGACGCGGCCATCCTGCGCGTATCAGGGGAAAAGGGAGCGAAGTTCTTTAAGCAGAGCTTTGAGTTGAAGATCAAGGGCGACCTGATCCCCGAGGCGAGCGTGGAGCCGTTGATCGGGAAATTGCAGGAGTTGTTCGCCCGCTACAACGCCGGCGCGGCCCTGAGTGCTAAGGCCGTGTTTAAGCCGAACAAGGAATTCCACACGGCGCGGCACACGCTGTTCACGCCGGAGGAGAACTTCGCCATCGACAAGGTGGTGCCGATCTCGGCCAGCGTGAAAACCAAGCTCGGTCGGGGAGGAAGCGAAGATGAGTGAAATCAAGTTCACGCTCCGGCTCGCTGACGGCCGTTGGGTGAGTTCGCCGACGAACACGGTGACGAGCAACCCAAACCTCGCAGGAGTGTTCACCGCAGCCGATGAAGAGTCGGCGGCGGAACTGCGGCAGGCGATGGAGCGGCTCCATGGCCCGTTGGAACTCGTTCCTTGGCAAAGCAACCGTGCCGATGCGCAAGATCCGTTCGCCGACGCCGAGATCCTATACTCCTACACACGCAAAGACGCGCTGGCCGATGGCGGGCAGATTGATGTGTCCACCATCGCCCGCGAGGCCGGGCTCAAGTTTCCCGTCTATCTCACCCGCGCCGTATGGGAGAATTACGTTCGTGTGCCGGAAGGCGTGCAGGCGCAGGACGAGAAGGGCCGGCTGTGGGACATCGTTTGGATGCTTCGTTGCGCCGCGCGCCGGACGAGCGGCCCGCAGATGAATTTCCGTCTCCACGTCCGCAACGACAACCGCGACCGGATGCCGCCGCTGATCACGCTCAAAGCCGTGTGCGGCGCGCTGGACATCGACGATCCGCAACCTGCCATCACGGTCTTGATGCCAGATGAAGACTGAGACAAATTTCCTGTCGGTGGCACATGGTTGTGCCCTAACGGACCACGCCAGACCCAGCGCGTTCTCAACCGCCGACAGGACCTTCCTGCCTGCATGAAGATGAAGACCAAAGAAATCGTCCTCACTATCTTCGGCAACGAGCGTTGCGTCACCACGCTCGCCGACCTCGAAGCCGTCGCGAAAGCCATTCACCAGAAGGCCGTTCGCGCGTCCGACCCAAGCGCCCATCCCTCCACCTTCCCCGGCGAAATCGAAGCCCAAATCCGCCCGATAAACGCGGAATCCGCCCTCTTCGAGCCAAAGCCACCAATCCCATGAACGCTCCCACGCCGATCACCTATCCAGCCAGGCCGATTCACGGCCGACTCGAACTCGCCCCGCCCAAGCGCGGTCTATGGTACGCGGAGCCGAAGCTGAACGGCTGGCGGGCGTTGATTCACACGCCAACGGGCACGATGTGGAATCGCCACGGCGATCTGCTCACGATAGTCGACTGTTTCCGCCCCGCGCTGGCAGAATTGGCAGAGTTTGCCGCCCAGGGCCTCGTCTGGGCCGACTGCGAGGCCCTCGAACGCCGGCACAATCTGGGCCGCGGCACGCTGGTCGTGCTCGATTTCGTTCCCGAGTCCGGTGCTCCCACCTACGAGCAGCGGCGGGCTATGCTCGAATCGCTGCTTCAATCCAATCCCGTCTTCTCAGGCGACACCACGCAGCCAGTGCCGTGTGGAGTAGCCGTTCTCACGCCCAATCACCGAATCGAATCCCAAGCCGATGCACTGGCGTTCTACGAGAGGCTACGCGCGGCAAACCGGGCTCTTGGCTGCGATTTCTTCGAGGGCGTCGTGATGAAGCGAGCGGATTCCATTTACCCGGTGCAGTTGCGGAGCGCCACAGAGGAGTGCCGGGGGTGGTGTAAGCACCGATTTGTGGTGTGAGCCCTGAGCAGCGAGAATGTCACACGCGCACCACTGTGATGCGTCCTTCACTATCGACATCGAACGCTACCTTGCTGACGCCGCTCTCCTTGGCCTCCGCAAGGTGTTCAGCAAACATCTCAAATATAATTCGTTCAAGCTCACGAATACCGAAGCGACTCACCTTATCGTTATTCATGAGTGCCTGCATAATGAGCGCGGGTGCAACAAACTGGACTTCAAGGCCATATTCCTTGGCCAAATTGCCAATTTTGATCAACGCCACTTCCGCCACGACGATGCCCTGCACCGGCTGGAAGACATATACCTTGTCGATCCGGCCCATAATCTCGGGACGAAAGACTTTCCTGTCGGCCAGATAGCTCTTCACTGCGTTCACCATCTCATGGTAATCCGATACCTCCTGCTGAATTCTCCCGATCTCTTCTGCATGCGCGTTGCTTGTCAGGATGATAATGCATTGCGAAAAGTTGATCGTTTTGCCGGAACCCTGTTCAGTTAATCGTGCTTCACCCATGAGTTGAAGAAAAAGATCAAAAACCTCGCTGTATGCCTTCTCGATTTCATCAAACAGAATGAGGCGCTTGGGATTAGAAGAAACAGGACGAGTTAGTTGTCCACCGAGTTCCGAGCCGACATAGCCGGTCGGTGTTCCGATCAACCGGGTTTTTGCCTCGGGGCCGCTGAACTCCGAGCAATCGAATCGCAGCATCGCCTCCTCGCTGCCAAAAAGAAACTCTGCGACGGCTTTTGCCAGTTCTGTCTTGCCTGTACCGGTCGGACCTAGGAAAAGCAGGTTGCAAATTGGTCGCGACTTCTGCTGTTTCGCCATTTGCAGACGCACCAACCTGGCAACATCCTTCACAACCGCATCCTGCCCCTTCACCCTGGATTGAAGATGATTGATCATCTCCTGCTCATCAATCTTTGTTCCCACAGCCCCAGCTTTCTTCTTATCGAGCATGGCTTTAAGCTGCTCCCAGTCGGTCATTTCAGGTAAATTAGCCATAATTCAGTCAAGTAAGAATTTTCGCAATTTGTCACCGTCTTCCGCCAATTTGGCATCTGCTCGCCAGGAGCCGGGGTGATCGAGATCAAGAGTTTTGGTTCCAGGATAATTTACCTCTATTTGTCGCCCCGCTTTATTTGGACAGTCTCGGCGAATATCTTTCACTCCTCTATTCATGGCGAAAACTACCTTTGCTGCTTTAACGCATTTCAGGAATTTGAGAAGCAATCCATCGCAATATGCAATCCAATCGCATTTCGACGTGGGTAAACCGTTCATCCCTTCGCAGTCGCTTCCGCCACGCATGAAAGGGAAGTAGTTCCAAATTAAGAGGTGGTATTTAGTTAGTTGTGTGCTTACAGCTTCTGGATCGGTCTTTATTATACCTCTAACATCTTCAATGCTGGTTTTTTCAAAAAGTGCCTTTAAGAGATTATTGCCAGTCGTTCCAAGTTCTTTTGCTTTGAAAAAGCCTCCGGTTGCGATTGCCGCCCAATCTTCTCCCGGCAGCACTGACATTTCACCGATCACGTGTTTGAGTGGATAATAATCCGTCAAAACGAGCACGTTAGTTTGTCGAAATGATCCATGTCTTACTTTTGCCTCGACCATTAAGCAAGCGTCAACAAACGGGTCAAACATAAGCGAAAGGCCGCGATAAGTTGATCCGCCGAATCCATTTGCTCCTTTTTTCCATGCGATAAGATCATCAGGAAGAATTTGCGTGGGGATTGTCCATTCTGGCCCCGTTTCGCCGTTAGACAGAAGATTGTATGGCGCGGGGTTGGCGTTGATCAACCCGTATCGTTTTGCGTCTGCCCATTCCAGCGAAGCGATGTCAAAGGCGATTTTTCGCAGGCATGAGTCATCTCGAAAGTGACTGTCGCATTCTTTTCGTAATGAATGAATATTCATGGTTTGCTATTAGGTTGAAAAGGAATCCGCGCATGTTTTAACTCATCAATTGCGTCCTCGTTACCCTGTATCGCTGCTTTTTTCCAAAGCTCGACCGCCTTGTTCACGTCTCCCTCCACGCCAGTGCCAGTGTTGTAGCAAACTCCAAGAACCTCCTCAGATTGCGCATCCCCCTGTCCGACGGCGCTTTTCAACAATAAGATTGCGCGGTTAATATCTCGAGGAACAACTTTGCCCTCTCCGAGATACAGCATTGCCAAATCGCACTGCGCAGCGGCATAACCTTGATCGACCGCTCTCTTTAGCCATTTCAAGCCTTCAGTCTCGTCGGGGCTCACGCCTCGTCCGTAAATATACATGTGAGCTAAATTACGTTGCGCCGCCGGCTCACCCTGTATAGCGGCTTTCATATACCAATTAAATGCTTCTGCATTATCCTGCCGCATTCCCCCTTCGCCATTTTCACACATCCAGCCAACATTTACCTGGGATAGCGCATCTCCTTGTCTTGCTGCTTTCTGGAACCACCTCGCTGCTTCAAGCAAATCCTTCTTCACGCCGAGTCCGTGCAAATAAAGCTCGCCGAGCTTACTTTGGGAATTCACTTCACCTACCTCAGCAGCACGTCGAAACCAGTTCACGGCTTGTGATTCATCGCGGGATACGCCGTCACCGTTGAGATAACATTCTGCTAGCTGATACTGTGCTCCTAAGCTGCCCTTGGCGGCAGCCTGGCTCCACCACCTAACCGCTTCATATGAGTCACGTTCTGTGCCTCTTCCGTAATAATAGTTACTTCCTAAGTAAGACTGAGCCTCAGCATGATGTTGTTCCGCTGCAGATCGAAACCATTTGTTCGCTTCGACATAATCTCGGCTTACTATTTTTCCATTGTAAAAAGCTAACGCCAACTGAAACTGGGCTTCCGAGTCGCCTTTCTCCGCTGCTACACGGTAACTGTCCAATACTTCCTGAGGTGTAGAAGTTGCTGAGAGACTTGGCTTCGACTGGATTGGAGTGCCCTGCGGTGTCACTTGCACAGTTTCAGGGACAGCAGCACTTCCGGATGAACTCATTGGGCCTTGATCGGAGTTCAGCCGTGATGGGTTTGCTCTGAAAGCATTGTAAGCAAAAAGACTTCCAGCCAAAGCTGCCGTCAGCGCAAAAAGCTGAAACCAGGAGTTCCGCAGTACCGTGTGCGAGTGTTGCATAGGTCCAAAAGTTTCCACAATCAAGGCAGGCTTACTCCGGTTGGGACTGGTCCCACGCTCGGAGCCACGCCTTGCCCCTTATGTCTTCGGGTAACATTAGACTTCTCCGAGACAATCTTCAGCGCGCCCGATTCATTGCGTACCGTCAGCGTGCTGTCGTTATCGCCTTCGATGAATTCTCCCTTTTGATTCTGAACCTGGAAATGGGTCTTGAACGAAACGACCGCACTGTCAGAAGCCGTCGCCGCCTTGATGCGAATGGGGCTGATGAGCGCCTCTTCGCCATAAGGCCATCTTTGAAAATATTTACTTATATCAGACCGAATGAAGTCTCGATCAACAATGCCGTTGTCAAAGTAATCGACCTGGTCTGCACGGGTCTCCACCAGTCCATCGATGTCCCGGTGGTTAGACAAGCGCAAATTCTCATTGATGAAATCTTCGACCTGCTTTGGCGTGATTTCATTGTTTGAAGATATTGGGGATTCCTTGTCTTCTCGCACCTGTACGGATGATTCGGGAATGTTGGAAGCAGGGGCCGGTGCGCTGGGATGAATTTCTTTCGGCAGGGCGCTTTTAAATCGGTTTTGGCTTGAAACAAGGGCGACTGAATTGTCCAATGTAATCTTGGGCGTCGAATCCACCGGATTAGATTCTGTCTGCGAAGGTTGAAGCGCGTTTTCTTGCGGGGAAGCAGACCGATATTGTTTTAACTTTTCGGTGGCATCCGGATCACCCTGGTCGGCTGCCTTTTGAAACCATTCAGATGCTTTGAAAAGGTCCTTCGCTACACCGGCACCATCCCAGTAGCAGAGCCCAAGGGCATATTGGGATGCTGCATTTCCCTGATTGGCGGCTTTCTGAAACCATCCAACTGCTTTCTGTGGATCCCTGTCCATGCCCTGCCCGGTCATATAGCTAATGCCGATATTATATTGAGCCAACGCATATCCCTGAATCGCTGCGGCTTGATAAAGCTCGATCGCTTTGTTCACGTCCTTTTCGATTCCAGTCCCATTGCTGTAACACATCGCAAGGTCGTATTGAGCATTGGGAAGCCCCTTATCCGCTGCCTTCTGGAACCATTCAACGGCTTTGATCGGATCTCTTGGTATCCCCAAGCCACCCAAATATGAATTACCGAGGTTGTTTTGCGCATATGCGTCGCCTTGCTTAGCAGCTTGTTGCCAGAGTTCCGCCGCTCTGCTTACGTCTTTATCCACTCCCGTCCCGTCAAAATAGCATTGGCCGAGACAAAACTGCGCTGCGGAAACGCCTTGATCCGCCGCTTTTCGCCAGAGTTCTGCGGCTTTGCTGGTATCTTTCTCTACCCCGCGGCCCTGGAAGTAACATTGGCCGAGACTGAACTGTGCTTCAGCAAGTCCTTGATCTGCCGCCTGCCGCCAAAGCTCGACCGCTTTGCCAACGTCTCTTTCCTCCCCATTTCCGTCGAAATAACATTGGCCGAGACTGAACTGTGCTTCGTTAAGCCCTTGACCCGCTGCGAAGCGAAACCATTTGGCCGCTTGAATTGAATCCTGTTTCACTCCATCGCCAGTTTGGTAGCACTTCCCGATTTGATATTCCGCTTCAGCATTTCCATCCTTCGCATCCTTCAAGTGGCTCTCAAACGCACCTTTAGGCTCTGAGGGCTTTGACGTTGTTGTGGAATCCGGCTCAGTTCTGGCCGCCGTGGCCCGTGATTCCTCTTGCACACTGCCCGAAATCGTAGTGTCTGCCGGAGAACTCATCGGCGCCCCCCCTGCGCCCGGCCGCGGTTCGCGCAGGTTGAAAATATTGTAAACAGTAAGGCTCCCAGCTAATGCTGCCACCAGCACCAAAAGCTGAAACCAAGTGTTGTAAAATATCTGACACGATCGTTGCATCGGTCAATGTTGAGATAGCGTTAAATTCCCCTCTGAGTCTGTTTCGACAGACACATGAGTAATCCCCTCCTGGCGAGCTTGCCTGATAGCCGGCCCAAGTTTCTCTTGCAGGTAGGCGCCGAGTTGGCGGACGCCATACTCTCGAAAGTCTTGGGTGCGTTCGACGGCATCCAGCAGAACCTCAGGGGAAGCATAGGTTAGTTCGATTCCATAATCCTGCCAGTGTTTAGCAAGTTGGAGACAGGCGACTTCCGCCACGTGAACGGGCGACAGTTCATCCATCAAATAAATACCGTTCCAGCGAGCTAGGAACGCCTTGTCAAAGCCAGCCTTTTCCACCAATGTATCACGGCTTCGTCCCAACCATGCCGCCGGCTCGGATGTCTGGCTTCGAATGCGCCGTAATTCATCGACGCCGGCGTTGCAGGTGGCAAAAAAGACGCAACCGCTAAAATCAACTATCCTTCCCGAACTCTTTTCGCGGCAGGTAGCGGTGTCGAGGATGTCGTAAAGGCAATGCTGTAAGTCCTTGTGGCATTTTTCCAATTCGTCGAACACGATCACCCGGCAAGGGTTCTCCAAGACAGGACGAGTGAGACTTCCGCCCACTTCGTAACCGGGACTCCCCGGCGGCGGGCCAATCAGCGTGAAAACGTCGTCCGCATGCTTGTATTGATTCATGCGGAGGATTATCGGCTCGGATTTTGGGAAGACCGCCTGGGCAATCAACTGCGCCAGAAAAGTTTTTCCCGTGCCCGTGGGGCCAACCAGTAGAAAATTACCTAATGTGCGCCCCGGTTTTGCCAGTGCAAAATGTTGTTGGATGCTCGCTCCGACTTCGTCGATTACATGGTCTTGTCCGCGGACATTTTCCTTCAGCCAAGGAAGATACTGGAGGACATTGGTTTTCGCGAGATTGTCGTGGTTAATCGTGCTGATTTCCAACTCAGCCTTTTTTCGGTCTCGCACATGGAAAATCCAAACGCCCACCATCGCGATACATGAGGCACCCAAGATCGCCGGGGCGAACCAAACGCTAACTTTGTTCAGGCCAAACAATGCGCCGCCAATCATGATGGCGAGCACTGCCAGGGTAAAAGGGTTCAGGCTGTTATCGGTGGGTCTTGAATATATCATGCCGTTCATTTGAATGAGACTGTCCAACTCTCGCTCTCTCCAACCGCCAATATGCGCGATCGCGTCTCCCCACGTGAGGAAACTGCACGAAATCTGATGCCCCCCTTGCCGGCATCGACCGTCGCGCAAAAGGCGATTTTTGTCGTCGAGCCTTTTTCCAACGGAATTGTCAATTTGACGGAAGAGAAACCTGGCGGTGCATAGTGCCCGTATCCAGCGGGACGATCATTGTTCGAACCGGCTGGAACACCGTCTTTATCAACGCTCGCTTCGACCAGGGTGCTGAAATAGGTATCGTTCAAAAGAACATCCACGCTGTCGCCGACGTGAGAAAAATCGAATATCCAGACGGTGTAAAGTGATTGCTCGCCAGACGATATTTCCTGCCGCGTCTTTTCGGGCACATTTGCGAGAGACGGTGGAATTTGACCTCGTTTCAGAGCGGCCTTGGCGCTTTCAGTGGCCTCCACGTCAAGATCGCGGTCGGACACAAAGAGGGTGGTGTCAGACTGGACAATGGAGGCTATCGGCGCGCTCTGGAGGGGTGGTGGCGGCGGCTTATTCTGGTTCATGACAAGCAAGCCCACGCCGATTACAGTAATGGAAACGGCAGCAACCGCGCCAAGAATCCGATTTTTCTTTGTTCGATGCCCTCGCCCGGTGAAATCCGTCTGCGGAAGTGGCGTATATCCAACAGCCGGAATCCTTCCATTCGGATCCCCTGCCAGGCGAGCGAATGGGACCGTCGTCTCTGGCGACATGCGGGACTCAGGTCGCTGCGGCTGCGGGGACGGTCGCTTGTTCTTTATCACGGAATCTCCTTTTTACTGGTTTCAAGAATTTCCAGCAATGAAAAGCAATGGATTCCGGCAGCGCTGCGGGACTAGGCACGCGCACGAAGGCGTCCATGCGAAGCTGGGGTGCAGCAGGAGTAGAAAAATGCTCAAAAAAGCAATCTTTTTCCGAGATCAAGGCTGGCCATGGGTTGTTGGTCCCACAGGCCATTTTTATGAGGACTTCGTTTTTTTAGTTTTACACTTTTTTCACGGCACCCAAACCCCTCGGCGGCGTCATCCGTGCGTTCCAAAGCCCTATAAATGCGACTCTCCGGGGCTTAATGCGGCTCTAAAATCCGCTCCCGTAAAAGGCCAAAGTGCCCTCACACCCCGTAAGGCAGAATTGTCACAACCCGCACAACATCCGCGACTTGAGACATTTTCGTTAATTTTCTCTTTTGCGGTCAGTTTTGCAAGTTGCTTTCTGACAAGAGGTTCGGAAACAAGGTGTGTAAAGCTGCCTGTACATCCGACCGGAGGCGCGAAAGTTTTTTTCGTGTCACCGATTCTGGCAGGCTTTCCAAAATCATCCGACGAATCTGGCTCGCTGCCTGGTTGCGACTGACCCGTTTCGAATTCAGTGCGTTCTTTCGGGTGAAGGATTTCCACTCTGCGACGTTCCAGAACCCAGCCTCCATTCGAGGAGCGCCGGGAAGATGCCGCCAGTAATGCACCGCCTGCCGCGAAACACCGAGGCGTGAGGCGAGTTCCGTTGTGGTTCTTACGAAACCGTTGGTGAGTCGTTTAGCCATATTGTTTTCATCAGGTTGGTGTCACGCACCGCAATCGGCGGATAATCCGCTCGATGTTCGGCGCGGTGATCTGGGTTGCCGTGAGCCGCACGACCGACCAACCCGCCAGCCAGGCGTGGAAGTATTTCTCTGCGTCGGCAATGAAGCCGGCGGCGCGATTGTGCCGGCCGCCGCCGTTGATGAAGACGCCGCCCTCGATCTCAATGAGGGTCCGGCTTTCGACGTGAGCGAAGTCGGCCCGCCATCTGCGCTCCGGGTGAAATTGAAACTCCGATGCCAGCGGCGGCCCGCCGAGACTTCGCCAGTAGAGCGCGAATTTCGCTTCGAGGCGTGACGAGCGAGTCCTGGATCGGGCGCGAATGCGTGGCACGCCCGGTGTGGCACGTCAACCGGGTCAGATTAGTTCCGGCTGCGCCGGATCAGGAACGCTCGCCTCGATCTCATCGGTGAACGTCTTGCTGATGCGGCAGGCGACTTTCAGCTTCGTCGGCGACGCGCTCCGGTCGAACGTGGCGCGAAACGCGATGCTGAATTTGCCGTCTTCGTCCGCCGATTCCTCGGCTTCGCGAAAGTGGGTGGAGAGAAGGTCGCGGACGTGGGTGAGGACGGTGTCCTGTTCGGCCTGGGCGAGTGGCGAAGTCATGGATGTGCTCAGTGCTTGTTCTCCAGGCGACGAAGCGCGTCACGGCACTCCGTGAGGAGGCGCTTCATCTCCGCGCGACTTTCCATGTAGTTAGTTGCGACGTAGATGGCACCGAAGCTAACGGCCACGAAGCCGATGCTGCTAAAGATGGAGAGGAAGAAGGTCATGGTGTTGAGTGGTTAGAGCTGTTCGTAAATCTGGACGAGTGGCTGGAGGTCACGCTTCAAGGTGGCTCGATCCACCTCGTCCCATTTTTCAATGGGATCGTCGTCAACCCGTTTGCGCCACCACTGGCAGAGCCGGTTGATCCAGACCATGTAGGTGACGTGGGCGCGGTCGGCCGGATCCTCCCGCATTTCGTCAATGCTGACGACCCGCCCGACGATGACCGACTTGCGCAACCGTCGCTTGCTCAGGTCGTGTTTGGCTGCTGTCTCCAGCCACTTTTGCTGATCGTCCGGCGGCAGCTTCGCGACGATCTTGTGGTGCTCGAAACTGAGATTGTCGTGCCGGCACGACAATTGAACATTCCTTGCCACGTATGCAAAATCGCGCAACGTGCTGTAATCAAAGCCGGTGCGCTTCAGGGCTTCGAGATAGGTGCTGCCGTGGTGCTTTTCGCCGTAATTGATCCAGTCGCCAATGAGCAGACTAATGCTCTTGCCCACGCGGACGAGTCTTTTGCCAAGCTGCTCCCATTCCTCAAAGCTGAGGTCGGCGAGGAAGTCGATGCCGGTCTCACTGATGGTGAACTTGCTGTCCTGGATGGCTAATTCGTTCATATGCGTTATGGATTTCGATCTGGGCGTTTCGGTATGCCTGCCTGGCTTTCTTCGAACGCATGGCGCGTGAGGGTGGCAGATTCAGCTTTTCGGTAATGTCAACGCACCGCTTCGAGATGGCCGCGCGCGAAATGCCGTGCCGCCTTGCGATGTGCGTCATGCTCTCGCCCTGAAGCGTCGCCAGGCCGCAGGCGAGGGCCAGGCATTCGAGCGTCAGCCGGGCGTTGCTCTGGGAAAGCACCTCGGCGATGAGACGGCGCAGCATATCGAGCATCTTGTCGTCCGCGCTTTCGCCGGTGCCGGTAGGCGTTGCCGAGGGCGGTTCCTCGTCGATCTTATCAACGAAAGTCGCCTCTTCCCTGGCGAGCGGTGAGTCGGCTGCATCCTTTTCGAGCATCCCGTTGCCGTGCTTGGGCAACAGCGGTTTCAGAACGCCCTCGGCTTCCAGTTCACGGCGTTTCTCGGGCGGCAGCGAGGCAAGCCATTTCCGGGTTTCCTCGGATTCCCAAGCCCGCGTGTATTCGCGGTCGCGTTCCGCCTGGCGTGAGATGTAGTCGTTCCCGTTCATTTCTCTCCCCACGACCGGCAGACCTTGGCTTCGACTTCGATGGGCACCTGCGGGAAGAGGTTGGCCATTGCCTCCCGCATGGTGGATTCCAGAATTTCCTTCACCGCGGCGGCGACGCCTTCCTCCGCTTCGACGATCAGTTCGTCATGAACCGTGCTGATGATCTGCGCGCCCTGCGGCAGTCGCGAGGCCAGCAGAACGATTGCCTGTTTCATGCCGTCGGCGCAGCCGCCTTGGACGGGCGTGTTCACAAGGGCGGTGAACCGCTCCCATTCGGATGCCGTGGCCGGGATCAGCCGGCGGCGTCCGGTGGCGGTGCGGATTTCCTCGACACCTTTCTCCGCCTGGACATGGCTTTCGCCGTGCCACTGGCGCAGGTGTCCGTAGGTGTTGAAAAAGGTGCGGCGTATCGAGTCGGCCTCCTCCTCGGACATGGTGACGCCGTAGGAGGTTGCGGCGTAGCGGACGAGGCCCTTGTGGGACTGGCCGTAGAGAAGCCCGAAGTTCACGGCTTTGGCCAGTTGCCGGTCTTCCTTGGTGACGGCGCTGGCATCCTTGCCGAGCACGGCGGCGGCGGTGGCGCGGTGCAGGTCATCGCCGCGGCTGTAGGCGTCGATCATTCGGGTTTCACCGGCAATGGCGGCGGCGGCGCGAAGCTCGACCTGGCTGTAATCGGCCACGATCAGCGTCCGGCCGTCGGGGGCGACAAAGCAGTTGCGGAGGTCGCCGCGTCCGATGTTCTGGAGATTGGGGTTCTTGGATGAAAACCTGCCGGTCGCCGTGCCGGTCGGCTCGAACTGGCCGTGGATGCGTCCGTCCCCGGCGATGCAATCGATCAGGCTCGCGGCCTGCTGGGCCTGCTTTTCGATCCCCCGATATTCGAGAATCAGCGGGACGATGGTTTTCTCACCGCAGTTCTGGAGGGTTTCCTCGTTGGTGTTTTCGAGTTCGAGACCCTTGGATTGGAGAGCGACGAGAAGCTGGGCGGGGCTGCCCAGGTTGAGAGGGGAGTCGAGAAGCCTGCGCAATTGGGCGGCAATATCGCTCGCCCGGATGCGGCAGTTGTGCTCGATGTCCTGGAGTTCGAGCCGATTCACGGCGAACCCCGCGTGCTCCATGTCGATGACGATGGGGAGGAGCTGCATTTCGAGTTGTGCAACGCCATCGAGCCCGTTCATTTCCAGCTCGTGATCCAGCCTGCCCTTGAGGGCGTGGAGATGGGCAACATCCCGGGCGGCGTAGGCAATCTGATCCTCCGTGAGGAGCATGGCACCCCAGTCCGACGTGGACTTGTCTGCGGAAGGCTCAATACCACAGTAACGATGGAGGCATTGATCGAGGTTATTGCCGGGTTTTGTCCCGGCCACCAGAAGGCGTGCGGCAGTCAGCGTGCAAAAGACGCGAGGCAGACGCAGCCCGCACTTGGCGAGCAGCCAGAGCGCGTCGAACTTTATATTGTGCCCGATGACGAGCTTGCTCGGAAGCAGGCTGGCCAATGGCCCGAGATCGTATCCGGTCGGGCGGAGGTCGATGATATGGATGTCGCCGCCGGAACGCTGGAGAGTCAGTAGGCGGATGTCTCCACGCCAGGGGTAAAGACCGTCGCCTTTGCGCGGACCATAGGTCTCAATGTCCAGTGCAATGGTGTCGGCTCCCGAGAGGTCGGCGGCAATGGCGTCCAATCCCTTCCGCGTGGTGTGAATCACCGGGAGCGGGGATGTGGTGATGTTCGGGGATGTTCTCCCTACACCTATATAGGCACCCTTTAATTCATTTCTTTTTCTTTCATCATCACTGATTTTTTCTCGCGCTATATCCGCGTGGTAAGAACATCCCCCAACACCCCCACATCCCCGCTTTGAAGAGTCCGATTCCGGGTTCAGCGGCAAATCCCCTGCGTCACCGGGGCGGTAGAAGCGATAGTCGGCCCGGTTCTTGGATGTTCGCCGGATTCGGAACGTGATGGCTCCGAGTTCCCGCCCATCAAACTTGATCAGCAGCTTTCCGAAGGTGATTAGTCCCCGCCTGGTATCGAAATCGATCCAATCAAACAGGTCGTGAACATCCTCATCCTGCTGAATGAACTGCTGAAACTCGGTCTTGAGCACATCGCGGTCGCCGAACCGGTCGAACGCGAGAGCGAAAAACTGCCGCATCGCCCGCGTGTTCTGGTCGCCGGATGAATTGCTGTCCTCGTGCGGCAGGCATGGATCAGGAAGCCCGCCCGCGTGCATCACACCACCGACTACTCGGCCCCATTCGGGGAAGGATGTGAACGGGGAGGGACCGGCGGGGCATCCTGAGCGAACCCAATGCGCGATCATTGCGGCCACCGCCGAGAGCAGGTCGGCGCGATGTTGGAGGAGCCAGCCGCGGAGGTCCGCATGGCGGTATCGGTGGCCGTTGACGTTGTCGGGTCTGAACTGGAGACGGACTCGCCGGCAGCGGCGTTCGATGTCGGGCTCCCATGTCGCGTTGTTCGCCGAAAAGCTGAACTCAGTCTCGTTTGGGAGACGCAGGGTTTCGCTCACACCGAGTTTGCGGTCTTCCCAGACCCCGGAATCATCGGTCGCGGCCTCGAGCGAGGCATAGCGGACGTGCCCCTTCATGTTGGCCAGATGGAAGAACCGGCTTGCGGCCATCAGGGCCGAGGTAATCCGCTTGCGCATCTCATCGTCGCAATCCTTCGATAGAGGCGCGCAGATGATGGAGCGGCCAGTGTAGACGATATGGACCACGTCCGCGCAGGTGTCCTTTCCGCAACCCTCACGGTTTCCGTCGAACACGAAGAGCGGTGCGCGCCGCCAGCGCATGAGCCCCCGGCACATCGGCGTGATGAACCGCGCAATGGCGTGGGTGCGCGCCTGTTCGTCGTGCCACCAGAAGCCTCCGTTCTCCGGTGTGTTAAAAAGATCGCCCAGAAGGATATCGAGGGCCTCCTGCAATCCCATTGTCCGAATTTCGGGTGCGGCCGGGTTGAGCCATGTGCCGAACCGTTCGTCGTATCCGCGTTTCGGATAAACGAGTTCCCCGCCTTTATTGAGAGTCGGGACCGCCACATCAAGTACGCGGTCGATCCGGGGCAGCACACCGAGAAATTGTTCGCTGACGAGTGTGATACGGGCGTCCTGCTCGCTCATGCTTTTGGGCAGGAAGATGCGCTCCCCCGAATCGTCCTGTTCGACGATGCCGGTCTCGACGGATCGCTCGACCGCCGTCACCAGGCCGGCAGCCTTGATCGTCGCCAGCATGTTGCCGGGGATGGCGCCGTCGGCGCTCGCGGCGGGGACGACCGTAATTTCGACGACATTGCGCGCGAACCGGAAAAGATCGAGCGACGGCGCGACGAGGGTTCCCAGTTCCTGGGCAAACTCGCTGTGCGCACGACCCGTCGAGGGGAGAACAATACGCGGCCGTCCCTCACGGTTCTTGCTGCCGGGCTCCCAGACCCTGAGTTGCCCGCAGTTCTCACTCACGATACCGGGCGTCTGCGTGTCGGCCCATTCGAGCAATTCCCCGATAGTGCGGGAGTCGCAATGCGAGTGCAGGCACCGGAACGCAGGCAGGGTTTCCGGCTTGTTGAAGATAACGGTGTCGGTGCCGGCGCCCTCTTTATCGCCGGAGTGTTCGCTCTCCCACGGACAGCGAACCGACCACTTTGCCGCGTCGGGATCGGCACACTCCCCGAGGCGGCCGAGTTCCCTCATCACCTTGACGAGATTGAGGGTACGGAGGTCTTCGCGCCATTTCGCCCACCACGGTTTTTCCTTCGGCTGCCTCCCGCGACGCTTCGGCTCGGGAGTTTCGAATCCAAACCACCGTGCGATTTCGGCCCAGCGGACTTCAGGGATCGGTCCCGTGACTTCCCAGGTGTATCGGTGGCCGCTCGGATGCACCGAGGGCGAAAGCACGATGTTCAGCCCGTCCTTGTAGAGTTCCGCGCTGACTGCCTCGTTGATGGTGACAGTGGGCGCTTTCTTTGCCGCGAGGATTTCCTCGGGCAGATCCCGGCAGATGAAAACGAGGTGGACACCGCCCGCCGTCCGTTCGCGGGGCGCGTTCGCGAGCGCCGGGATGTTGGCCATCCATTCCTCCACCGACTTGCCGCAATCACGCTTCGAGTCAAGGTCGATATGGATGAATGGCGCGCGGACGACGCACCCGATGTTGTGGTTGGTGCCGTTGCCGAAGTAGCCTTCAAGAAAATCGGGCGAGATGTCAGCCGCCCGGTGATTGGGCCAGCCCCGGAGCAGCGGTTTTTTGCCGCGTGTCTTCTCGTCGCCCTTGTCCGGTGCGTGAAGTGGATGCACAGCCCACCGGAGTGTGTCGGCATAGAATCGCGCCGCCGCCAGCCGATCAAATTCGTTGATCTCTGCGGGAATGGCAGGCGCTGGCGCGCCGTCGCTCATACCAGGGCTGCCTCCTGTGCGAGGACGCCACCGGCAAGATCCTCGTAAAACTTCTTCGCCGCGCGGCTGACCACGACGCCGGTGAACCAGTCTTTGAGGTGCAGACCTTGCAGGGTTCGGACGCGGGAAAGCGCCACGTAAGCCTGGCCCGGTTCCCGCGCCGCCCGGACGTCGATGTAGGCGGAATCAAGGGTCAATCCCTGCGACTTGTGGATCGTCATCGCATAGGACAGGCGCAAGGGAAACTGCGTGAATGTGGCAGAACCGGAATCCTTCGGGTCGAAGCGCCAGGTGAAGGGAATCACATCAACGGTGAGGAAGGCGCGGAAGTAGCGCGGGTGATCGTCGCTCGGCCACACCTTCACCTCGACCGGGGAAGGCTCAATCGAGTTGATGGCGACCGAAACAATTTCAGCCGGCATCCGGCCTTCGCCCGAGTGAAGAATGGCCTGGCGATAGGCTTCGAGCTGGAGCGGCCAGGTTTCGTAGAACGCGGCCTTGAAGTTCCCTTTGGCGTCCCGCTTGATCTTCTGGCTCTTGAAGTCGATGACCGCCCAGGTGCCGGTGGACTTGAGCTTGGCCACCATGTCCACCCTGCCCGCGTAGCCGAACTCGGTGTGCTTCACGATGCCCTCGACGCTCGCCACCCGCTCGACCTCGGCGTCGAACCATTCGCGCACGGGTTCGAACAGGCGGCGCACGTCGGGATTCTCGGGGAGCACCTTCGCGTTGGCGTAGATTTCACAGGCGGCATGGATCGCGCTGCCGAGATCGGCGGCTTTTTCCACCTGCTCGCCCATGTCGGCCACGACGCGCCGGGCGAAATCATCCAGCGATTCGCCCTCGTTGCGCGGCAGGGTGAGCGCCGCGTAAATGGCCTGCTCCTGGAGCCACGCCACCAGCCCCGGTTTGTTCAGAACCGACAGGTAGTTGGTAACGCTCGGGAACGCGCCGACCTTCCGGGCATCCC